TCAGAAATCGCTATTTTCCGCCAGTTTTTCGGTAGGTTTGACACCTTCCAAGACAGGTTTGACATTCGGCCTCAGCCTTGACATCGCCGAACGTGCCAACTCCACCTGCTCAGCAGCCCGCGTATAGCGCGCTACTTCTGCCAAACTCCGGTGCCCTGTAATGGCTGCGATCTGGTGCGTTGTGCAGCCAGCTTCTGCCAACCTCCGGGCCGCAGCTTTGCGCAACCCGTGCGGACTGCATCCAGGCGGAAGACCCGCCTCACGACACCAGTCGATAAACTGATTGTAAAAGTTGTTCACCGACATCGGACGCCCCTTCTCAGTCGCCAGAAACGTCCCTGCTCCATTCGGCTGCCACTGATCCAGTTCGATCCGCAACTGCTCATGAATGGGAATAACCAACTCAGTGCCTGTCTTCTGCTGCCGGACATGAATGCCATGACCCGTCAGTGAGCGCGGCCCCATCTTCACAACATCACTGCGGCGCTGCCCCGTGTAGAGCAGAAGAGCCAACGCCAGACGCTCTCTCGTGCCACTTGGCCAGCGCGCCTCATATCGAGCGATCTCGTCATCCGTCCATGAGTGGATGCCATCGCTCTTGATCTTCATGCGCGGAACGCCCGCCGTCGGGTTATTCTCCGCCCACCCCATATGAATGGCGTGCTCCATCAACATTGAGAGCAGCCGCAACATTCGATTGGCCGTCGTGGGCGAGTCATTATGCCGGGCCATGATCATCCGGACATGCCGGCTTTCCATCAGTAAAACCGGGTTCGCAGCATAATCCGCGCCGCGCATACGCTCCAGCAAGCGCCGGTACACAGCCTTGGTACTCTCTTCGAGCGTCTTAAAATGAGCCGTGGCGTACCAAGACTCGATCACATCCCTCAGACTTCCCGTCGGCGTAACCTTTGCAGCATCGAGCCCTCGTGGCTCAGCACCAGAAACAGCAGCCTGGTACGCAGCAATGAAGCCCGGATCGCGCAGATCTGGCAGCGGAATGCTCTTCTGACCCTTTTTGCGAAAGTAGTACCGAACCTTCCCGTGCCGATCCTTAAAACGCTGAATGTAAGGCAGTCGCAGCGTGGTCAACTCATCGCGTCCCAGGGATTGGCGGAAGCAGGAGCAAGTTCCCCTGCTCCACCCGCTTGCCGATCAATCCAGCGATCCAGATCAGACACCAGATAGCCTCTCCGCCGCGCTGAGAGGTTTATCTGCCGAACATGCGGAAGGACATGCGTTCTAAAGGTGCCTTCAGACATAGCCAGATAGGCCGCTGCATCCCCAATATCCAAGACGCGCGGTGGCATCTGAACAATTCGTCCACTCATGCTCGATACTCCGGATATTCTGGATAAATCGGCCGCAAAGACACGGCTGCTGTATGTCCGGCATCCGTCAGGACGAAATAGGACTCTCCTGCGTTCCAGCCTCTGCCCGTATCCTCAAGCAGGCCAGCCTGAACCAGGCTGCAAATCGCCTGGTCATCCGTTGCAGTGTAGAACCTTTTGTTTATCAGAGTGTGGTCCAAGACTGATTTTGCCTCTTCACTCAGCGCATCAGTGACTGCATCGACTGCAGGCAAGGTGTCGTCATTATCCGGCGACCGCGTTACGCGGATGCTGGCGAAAGTGATTGATTCACAGTTTGCTCTACGGAGTGTCTGATATCGCGCTTTGCTTGCCGTAGGGGCGTAAATAATCTCACCAGGATCGCAGTCGAGGCCCATCAACTGTGTGCGCCAAGCCTTGCGCAGCCGGGCTGCATCCGTCCGCCCGCTCATGCCGGGTCTCCAAAGCAAAGCATGACGTGCCCTGGCGAGAGCTCTGGTCCTTCATCTGCGGTCAGAATAAAGGTGATTTCTCGGACAACCGAGTTTGCGCCGATGCGGCCAAGCGCCTCGGTCCAAGGGTACAATTCGACCAGATCACCGACTTGATAACCGCGATCATCAAGCCGGACTTCTGCCATTTTCTGGCGCAGGACAACCGGTTCATAGTAAATCGGCGCTATCTTCAGTTCATGGATACGACGCATCACACCCCTCCCCCACGTGTGAGGGCAGCGCAAAGGAACTGATGAAGGCCGTTCAGCGTCTCACCTAATGCCTGTTTGGGGCCTGTACCCATGCAGGACTGATGCGCGACTTCTGCCCATCGTTCGGCGCGTTTCAACTTACCCTCCAACTCCTTCGCCCGCTCTTCCGCTTCTGTCTGGCAACGATGTGCGATATCGCAGCGCACATAGAGAACCGGGCCTTCTACAAGCCGATCTGCATCCAGTTCGTCACTCTCCAACTCAAGCTGCCAGGTGTCGCTTGAATAACGACCAACGCACACTGACTCTGGATAGGCGGCAAGCTGCTCGCGCCGTGTCCTGAAGTTATGGGTGTTCTGGCTCATTTCTTGCCTCCCTTTGGAGTGCTGCGCTTGATCTGGGCGAGTGTGTTGCGGATTGATCGGACGTAGCCTGGCGTGGATGAGCTGAAGACGATCCCGCCTTCCTCGTGCGTCCACCTGAGATGCCCGCCGTTGCTGCGTCCGGCTGTCCAGCCAAGTGCGGCGGCCTGTTTGCGCAGTTGGCGCATGTCTGAGTGAAAGCCGTTCATGCGTATCGGCTCCCCAGCTCAGTCAGATCGACCTTGATTTTTCCTGCGAAAGTCGGTGAGCAGACCGTGGCGACCAGGCGATTTCCCAAGTAAATATCGTGGTCGCACAGCGTCTCTCGGACGTCTTCTTTCGCCTGCTGCTCGGCGTCCTTGAATTCGGTGTAACGCTGGCCAGCGTATGGCCGAGGGCGAACGCCAAGCATGCAAACCGTGAACATTTCAGGTGCTTTTGCTTCAGTGGACATCACGCCCTCCTGGCAGAAGGTCGGTGCAAAAGCGCAGGAAGCCAGCAAGGCGACCGGATGCCTTTGCGCCCTCAGGGCGCATCAGCAGATCTTGCATCGTCTGAGGACCACGGACTGGAGGCTCAGGAAATGGAATGACCTCTTCCGGCTTCGTGGCGTGAAGCAGAGCGACCAGTTCCGCCTCAACGGCTTCAGCTGTGGCAGTATAAGCCTTGGCAATGCCTGGGATCGAAGCATCTGCGGCTCTTGCCCGTGCATGCACCAGGCAAACCCGACGCTCCCGTGCTTTCATCTGAACTGCCAGCGGACGATCGGAAAGATATTCCGCAAAAGTCTGATCGGTGTGACCGCGGAGAAGAGGATGAAGCGGACGCATTAGTGCTGCCCTCCTTTGCATCCCGTCACCTCTTCCGGCGTCTCTCCTTTGGGAGGACGGCCACCCAGATTAGTGCAGCGGTTGGTTTCCTTGATGAGTGCTCTTGTACGCTGGATCTGGAGTTCCCATTGAGCACGCTCAACGGCTTTACCTAGAAGGTAGCCCAGAGCAAAAATTGCTGTCGTTTTGAGAATACGGACGATCATGCTGCTGCTCCCATGTCATGGGTCAGCTGGCGCGAAGGCGCACGGCAGCGCCATGTGTTCGCGATGTCACGGAAAACCGTCACGAATGCCCACCGGATACCGTTGGGCAGAAGTGCGTCCTGATGTTGCAGGGCATAATTCGCAATCATGTCCCAGTGATCGGCTTCGCCAAGCATGACGAAAACAGGAACATAAGCGCGGGCCGCGACAAGCTTTAAGCCCGAAAGGCTATGAAAGCTGTCCGGCATGTTGCGGCGCAGGATGATAAGCGCTTTCGCAACGTCAAAACCGATAACCGTCGAAGGGTGGCTTGAATGGCAAACTGTTTCTAAATGAAACGCCGACATAAGAATCTCCATCGCATTTTGGCGATGAAAAATTCTTACCGGCGGTAATGTTTGCTATCAAGGAAAAACTTACCGGCGGTAAGTTATTTTTTTAGCGCGTCTATCATTCGCAACAGGATTTCTTGGCTCTCCGGCGAGAGCTGACGTGCCTTTATTAGAATCGCTTGCTCTTGCCGAGTCTGCGCTTTGACCTCTTCCTCTGGCTCTTCGCCGGTTAGTAGCCAGTTGATCGATTTACCCAATATTTTCAAAAGCGCTGGGACACGCTCCCTCCTAGGCGAAGAACGCCCGGATTCATATTGTGTGACGGCGTTCTCGCTGACCCCTAGCATGGCTGCAAGTTCTGCCTGGGTAAACCCTAAATGTTCTCGTTGTGTTCTTATCCGCTTCCCCATTGCTATAGCAGCTGGGGTGGGAGGATTTTTTCGAGATGGCTTGCGATCAGTCATCAGACTGACATGACAGACGTTTTTATTCCTGCCTTCTTAGTTCTGTTGCATAAACACCTTACCGGCGGTAAGGGTATTTTATGTGCACGGAGATCCTTTCCCAAATCAGAAGCCGCCGGTTCGCAGTGAAAGAAATCGCTGCGGCCTGCAATGTAACAACGCAGGCTGTTTCGCAGTGGGAAAAAGTGCCCAGAAAGCACCTTGGTCCCGTGTCCCGAGTGACAGGTATCGATGCGCATCAGCTTCGTCCTGACCTTTTCTCAGATGAAAATAAAGCAGCATGAGCATCCTTCATACCATCAAGCGTAAACTCCGCTCATGCCGCCGTCAGCAAGATGCTGTCTTGGCATCTGAGGCGGATTTTGGATATCGGCCTTTCCGGCCAGTTTGCCCGGAAGATTTGGTGACAGTTCCTCCGACGCCAGAAGAGAGCGAGCCAGCAAAGAAAGTGGAACTGGAGCCTTGGGTTCTTGCTGCGCTGGAACGCATGGAAAGCATCGGTGCAGCGGAAAGGCTTTGGAAGACTGAACCTACTCAAGAAGAGATCAGAGCATTTGACTCGAAATCGGCTGAAGAACAGCTTGAAATCCTTAATATGCTGCTTACGAGAGTAAATATTCTTCGTGGCAGTATCTTTAGAGCATCTGCAAATTTCCAAACCGTCCTATCTGGAAACGTCATCGGTATTCAGTATCGTGACACGAAGGACGGTTCAGAATGAAGACTCGTTACCGCATCGAGAGGCGGTTTATGGATCGCTCTTTATTAAGTTCACTGATCCTGTTCTCTAAGACCTCATGCAGCTCTTTCAATACCTCGTACTCCAGTGCGAGTAGCGTCTGGCCTTCGGGTGAGAATTCCTTTGGTGCCTGGAAAGAAATGCCAAAAATTGCTTTCCTGTCTCCCTGCTCTGAAGACGCTCTGATTTTAACTTTTACAGTGCCATCATTGGCGCGTTTGAAAGATGCAATTTTAGCCGCTGTTTTATACACGGAATCGTCTCCTGTTGGTTGTGGCGACTACAGGATGGACGATCGTGGTCGGGGACGCGAGTCCTCGACCACTATGCAAGGAGATCGCGCATGACGTTGGTTTCCCGCATCAAGACAGCCACTCAGATGGCCGTCAAAGCTATCGGCGGTGTAGATCCAGCAGCTGAGGCTTCACGAGTCAGTCGTGCACGGATCTCTGAATACCAGAAGCGCCATTCTTCCTCGGTCATTCCGGTGGACGTGGCTGTCGCCCTCGATGAATTTGCCCAGGAACCACTGATTCTTTCGGTCATGGCGCAACATCTCGGATATGTCCTGGTGCCGGTTCATGTTGGGGAAGGACATATTCCGTCCAGCATGGAACTGGTGGCCAAGCGCGCAGGCGATACTATGACAACGACTGTCCGGATCATGGCGGACGGAGTTATCGATGATGGTGAGGCTGTCGAACTCGAAGCCGAACTTTGCAAGCTGCAGACGGCAGTAAGCCATGGCCTTCGTGCCGTTCGGTCCCGGATCAAGAAGGGATCGCAGCCATGACGATCCAGATCCCTGCCACGTTTGACCGTGACAACGTTCCATCAATGGCATTCCTGAAAGTTTTGCCGGCCGAACAGCGGGGGGTGTTCCACTCTCTGATGGATGCCCTCAAAGCTGCTCGGGACGTCGTGTTCCGCGTTGGCGGCCGTGCGTTAGATGATGCCCAGGTGGCGCAGATGGCGTGCGAGAGCGCAGACGTTCTTCGACGTGTTTTGCCAGAACTCGAGTTTACCCGCTTCATCCTTCGCGATGAGGACGGGGCGCTTTACAGCCCTCATCTCGTAGAACGCCATATCCGTCGCCTGGAGCGTGCTGAAGCACGTGCCGAACGGCAACGCCGCCTGGAAGAGTTTCAAGAGCGCCAAGAGGCCGGTGAATTTGCTCCTGATGCGGGTGTGAAGGCTATGACCTCCCGCGCCAACGCTGCTAAGGGTGGCCGTCCACGCAAAGGCGAGACGGCCGAGGCGGCTCGGGAACGTCGGGAACGTGAGGCCATCGCACAGCGTGAAATGCGCCTTCTATCTCCCGTCTCTGGTGGCCGAAATTCGGATACCGAAAACCAAAACCAGTTTTCAAAAGCGGTTTTGGTTTCCGAGGTTTCGGTTTCTAAACCGGTTTCTGGGTTTCCCATAGATCTAGAATTAGAGAGAGATAATAACCTTTCTAACTCTAAATCTACGAAACCGGCAGAAACCAAAACCGGAACTGATCTGGAAACTCAAACCGAAAAGCAGGCTCTTGAAATTCCAGAAGCCCTGATCTCTCAGACGGTAGCCCGTGTTCTCAAGATTGGACGCCTCCCTGCCGGTCAGGCCGGTTTCGCCAAGAGCATCTGCGGTCGCTTCCTTCGAGCAGGTGTTCCGGCTGATGTTCTGGTTGAAGCTGTAAAGCAGCACACCGAGAAAATGGCTCTGAACGGCGATACTGCCAACCGAATGGGTGCTTTCTGTAAACCGATCGAGCGCTTCTTTGCGGATTATCAGGCAGGAGTGACAACCGATCCCGTGCCTGAAGCACCTACGCTGCAGGATTGGGAGAGCAAAGCCCTGGACGATTATGCCAGGGCTCAGAAGCTCCGGACTGAAATGCTGGCCGCAAACCGTGATTTCACAGCGATGACGCGTGAATGGCCAGAGGTTGCGAAGGCCAATGGGCTTCCTTCCTGCGCAGTCGAGCGGGACGCGTACCTCTCCTGGTACCGTCCGCAGGAGCAAGCGGCATGAGGGCTTCTGGATATGATCGGCAAGCGCATAACTGGTACGTCGAAACGCCTTGGGCCGTCGAAGCACTACTGGATGCAGAACGTCCATTCCACGGAAAGGTGATGGACCCGTGCTGTGGAGGCGGGACAATTCCTGATGTTCTCGCAAAACATCAATCCTGTGGCCGCATCAGAAAGTGCTTGGGAAGTGACCTGATCAATAGGTCCGACGGGCGTTTTCGTGTTGGGGATTACGGTATCACTTTGGCAGCGTTGAAGCCTGACAGTGTGATCAGCAATCCGCCATATGGCGGCGAAGAGCAGGAATTTATTGAAACGGCTCTCTCCCATACGATCGATCGGGTTGCAGTCATTCTTCGACTTTCTTTCCTAGAAGGGCGGAAGAAGAAAGCTTGGTTCAAGGATAAGCCTCTTGCACGGGTCTGGGTTTCGAGCCGACGCATCTCGATGCCGCCTGGCGGAATGAACGTGAAGCCCAAGAATGGTGCAGTGGCTTATGCGTGGTTTGTTTTTGAGCATGGGCACACTGGTGCGCCTGTTATTGGCTGGATCTGACGCATGTTTTTCAAACGCACCCTTGCCCGCCTCACCTATTCCGAATTCGATACTGTCTGCCTCGAACGCGACCAGGCGCAACAGCGCGCTGACACAATGGCAAAGACAGTAGCGAACCAAGCCCTGGAGATTGTCACCCTTCAGGCCCGTCTGGCTCGGTTCACATCGAACCGGGATGCCGATGGCCGATTTTGTAAGCGCAACCCCACATGAACGTGGAATGCAAATGACTACTGCCATTGAGGCAAAAAAAGACCTTAAAGAAGAAATAGTCCCCATGATGGGGGCTTGGGCTGAACGAATTACTTTTGCAGAACTGGAGAGGAACAAGAAAACAATTGAAGTCATGCGCCGTGGCGTTGGGCTTTACAGCCTTTTGCGCAGTGGAACGATTAAACAATGGCATGTAGATGCTGCGCAGCGTTGGGCACGTGACTTCGAGACTGGAATTATGGGGGCTGCTGATCCAGAGCGCCGCTCTACCGGTCAGGGAACGCTGGAAGACATGATGCTGGCACGTTCAGCAGCGGTGGCGCGCTGTGAGGGCGTTAGACGGACGTTAGGGCGTTATGCTGCGGATCTCTTGGTCCTTCTTGTTCTGGACGGACTGTCAGTAGCAAAGATTGCTGAGATGTACGGAAAAAATCGCCAGAGCATGACGGGTGCTGTCGAACTGCTCCTGGAACAGCTGGGCGATTATTATGAGGCGAACCAAATCCACTAAAAACCTGTTGACCTGAAACAGGAATGGACAGTAAACATCTAACCTCTACGAAGGCGTGTGACTGGAAACAGTGCACGCCTTTTTTATTGGCTTTTTGCCCTCCCCAAAAGTGAATCAGAAATGCGGACACTCGCACCTGCGAGCGCAGGCGACGTGTGCCGTCGCGGCGCGCAGCACTATTATGTGCTTGCGGTCGATGGTGCGCGGGCGCTTTGCGTGCCCGTCATCTTTGATCGCACGTATATTCATCGCGCTGATGTCTCTATCTGGGGCAAGCGCGAAAAATCTTTCCGCCTGGTCGGTTCAGCAGTTGTCCGGTGTACCGAACAGCGTTGGCAGAAGAATGGCTGGGATAGTCGCATCATGCAGGCCAATCCGGCCTTTATGCGAAAAATCCTCGCCAGCTTTCGTCGAGATCTCGAAGCCCAGGCAATAGAAGCCGGTGGCTCAGGATTGTATCAATCTGTCCTGGCACGCGGTCCTAAGTTGGGCGATCGTGGTCGAAAGAAAGGCGGATCGCCTTCTGACTGACTAGGCCAAAAGCCGACACGATAACCCGGAGTTATCTGACAGGCCTATGCGGATTGAATGTCAGATAACCCGCCGGAATGGTTCAGAACCCGTCTGATAATACCTGTTATCTGACGGTTTTTCAGGGTCTCCGCAGGATCGGAAACCTTTATAATTCAATACCTTGTCGGAGAGTTGGGCCAATGGCGCCAGCGACGGACGCGAAAAAGCCCCGTATCTCTGATGACGATCGCCTCGTGAATATGTGGCTCCACAACCGGTCTGCGAACACGTCCCGCGCCTATCGCGCGGATGTGGATGCGTTTCGCCAGTGGACAGGCAAGCCGCTTGCGGATGTTGTCCTGGATGACCTGCAAGGCTGGTTTGACAGCCTCACAGGATCAGACGCCACGCGCCGGCGAAAGCTGGCATCCGTCAAATCGGCTCTGGCCTTCGGGGTCCGCGTTGGTTTTCTGGATGTGGACGTTGGCGCAGCGCTTCGCCTGGAGCGTGGACGCGATTGTCTCAGTGAGCGGATCCTCACGGAAGAGGAAGTGCGGCGCATCATCGACATGGAGCCCTGCCCACGAAAGCAGGTTGCTCTGAATGTCCTTTATTACATGGGGCTGCGCATCTCAGAGATGTGCGCCCTCAAATGGCGAGACATGACACGGCGTCAACAGGGAGGCGTGGCCTCTGTGTTCGGCAAGGGGAACAAGACACGGCATGTGTCTGTTCGCGCAAAGCTGTGGAAAGAGATCGTGGCTGTGAGAGCAGACGACTGGCGTCCCGATACGCCTGTCGTCCCCGGTCACGATGGGAGCCCGCTTCACTTGAGAGCGGCACATCGCCTCGTGAAGCGGGCGGCGAAGCGTGCCGGATTGCCTGATGCCTCTGCGCACTGGTTCCGGCACGCCCATGCCTCACACGCATTGGACAACGGCGCACCCGCCCATGTTGTCCAGCAGACTTTGGGACATTCCGACCTGAAGACCACCACACGATACGCCCACGTCCGAGAGGGCGATGGCGGCGGCAATTACCTGAAAGACTGACGCCTCACGAAGCGGCGGCGTCGGCCATTATTGGAGAGCGCTATGAGCACCCGATACCGACGACGCCCTGAGACACCAGCCGAGATCCGGGCCGAGCATGTGGACTTCTGGACCCGCGCAGCCGAGCGCTACGAACGCACGGCGAACCATGCCCGGATGCCAGGAATGAAGATCTGGGCCGCTGCCGAGGCACGCCGCGCCCGCGCAGTTGAGGCCAAGCGCAAGCGAGAACAGGCATGAGCCACAATCTCGACGATTACATGAAGGATTCCGCTGGACGCTTTGTCCCGCGTGCGAACGTGAAGCCGGAAGACCTTCTCCAGGACGAACTGGTCAAGAAGCTCTTCGAGCGTGCCCGCGCCATTCGTGAGCTGATGCGCCAGTTTCGTGAGGATGCGGACAGCGATATCCGGGCTTTTCTGGACCTTCTGGCTGAACAGTATGGAGCCAAGAAAGGCGGTGCGAAGGGCAATCTGACGCTGTCGACCTATGACGGCTGCGAACGCGTGACCATCGCCATCAGTGACACCATCACGTTCGGCCCTGAACTCCAGATCGCCAAGGAACTGGTGGACAGCTGCCTGACACGCTGGACGGAAGGCGGAAACGCCAACATCCGCGCTGTCGTGACCGACGCCTTTGACGTGGGCAAGGAAGGCAAGCTGAACGTCTCGAAGATCCTGGGCTTGCGCCGGCTTTCGATTGACGATGAGGAATGGAAGCGCGCCATGCAGGCCATCACTGACGCGGTGAAGGTCAATGCCTCTCGCAGTTACATCCGTTTTCACGAACGCGCCTCACCTGATGGCGCATTCATTCAGGTGCCATTGGACATCGCCAAGGCCTGAACAGCTTCCTGCCATTTGATTGGACGCAGTCTTGTGGTGGGGGATAAGCTGCGTACACAGCTGATCCGGGTGCGCTAACACCCACAGCGAAGCTGCCCCACCGACCACTGCAGTGGCGGGGCTTTTTATCGGGTAAATAAATGAGGGAGTCGAATCAGGGACTTATCCCTGTCGCACCAGTGCGTCCTGTTGCGCCCTATCTTGGTGGAAAGCGTGGTCTTGCGAAGACCATTAGCGACCGGATCAAGGACATTCCGCACACCACCTATGTTGAGCCGTTTGTTGGCATGGGTGGCGTATTTCTGCGGCGTCCGTTCAGGTCGAAGGCTGAAGTCATCAACGATCTGAACCGTGATGTTGCCAACCTCTTCCGGATCCTCCAGCGGCATTACGTGCCACTCATGGACATGCTCCGCTGGCAGGTGACAAGCCGAGACGAGTTTGAACGACTCCGGCGCGCTGAAGCGACCAGTTTGACTGATCTGGAGCGTGCTGTTCGGTTTTTGTATCTCCAGCGCATGGCATTCGGCGGGAAGACCAAGGTTCAGGCATTCGGCGTCTCAGTTGGACGCCCTGCCCGCTTTGACGTCGCAACGCTTGGACCGATCCTTGAAGACGTGCATGCGCGCCTCTCAAGCGTCGTCATCGAGTGTCTGCCCTGGGCAGATGTCATCACGCGTTATGATCGGCCTGAAACGCTGTTCTATCTGGATCCGCCTTACTGGGGGAACGAGAACGACTATGCAGCGGCTTTCAGCCGCGATCAGTTCATGCAGATGGCTGATGCTCTGGCATCGATCAAAGGCCGCTTCATCTTGTCTTTGAATGATCGCCCTGAGGTTCGGGAGACATTCAACCGGTTCCGGATTGAAAGCGTGGACGTGAACTACTCGATCAATCCCAAAGCAGCTGGGAAGCGCGGTGAAGTTCTGATCTCTAACTAGACCACACGGGAGAGTGTCATGGCACTGCTACGTTGCATCAACAGCGGGTTAGCAGTGCTGGACACCAGCATTGCCCGCGTTCCTCCGAAGACTGCGGATGCGTTCTACGTGTCGAAGGAGTGGCGAGGCCTGATGGCCACCATCCTCAAACAGCGTGGACGCGTCTGCGAGCGCTGCGGCCGCACGGGCTGCCGGATCTTCGGTGATCACATCGTTGAGCTGAAGGACGGCGGTGCGAAGCTGGACCCGAAGAACGTCCAGTTGCTCTGTGGTTCATGCCATACGGCCAAGACGGCGCAGGCCAGAGCAAGGCGAAGCGCCAAAAACTGGTGAGAATGGCGGAAAACTGCCGTTTTTTCATCTCGACACGTCAAACCATACCGAAATGGTACGGATTGAGGGGGGTGGGTCGGATCTTCAGGCCGGCCCAGGGGGCGTAACCGCGCCAGTCCCACGCGTGAAAATTTTTCCTGAAATTACGAAATGAGGTGCGCACCATCCTGCGCAGGACGGTCCAGAATGTCGAAGAAACCGCCAACAGACTGGGCGGAAATTGCCGACGCTTATTGCGCGGGAAGCCTGTCAAACCGCCAGATTGCCAAGCAATTCGGGATTGCTGAAAGCACCCTGCGCAAGCGCATCGCGTCTGAAGGATGGGAGAAAACGGGCGCGCAAAAGGTGCGCACTTCCACCCCAAAAGTGCGCACCACTGCGCACCAACGTCCAGTTGCGCACAAACGCCCCTCCCCTGTCGTTGCTGAAGCCATTCCTGACGACCTGGAAGGCCGCCTTTTAAGTCTTGCCGAGCGTATGACTGATGAGCTGGAAGACATCACAGCGCACCACGGTGAAATCTCAGAAGCGATTGAAATCGAGACCGCCAACGATGAAAGTCCGCGCCGTCGGGACGCGATGATGAAAGCCATTAGCCACCCACTGCGCACCAATTCCCTCAAGACGATTGCACAGACTGTCGCGCTTCTGGGCGGAAAGGCTGGCGCCAAAAGAGGGAAGAAAGAGCAGCAGAAAGAGGCGGCGGAAAACGCGTCTTCAGGTCGGTTCGCTCCAATGAGCCAGCCCAAGCTCGTGGTGAACAATGGCAAATGACGGGACGGTCAAAACAACCTCTCGGGTCCGAAAAGCTGTCCCAAAACGATCGGGCATAAAAAAAGCGGTCAAACAGGTCGCGGCTATTACAGCGGCCGTTGCGAGCCTCACCTGGTCAACGGCCTGCCCTGATTGGGAACAGCGGATTGTTGCCCGCGAAAGCCTGATCCCCTGCGCACCTCTTTTCCCTGCTGCTGCCAAGCAGGGCATGGACGTTTTCAATGCCCTGAAGCTCGTCGACGTGATGGGCGAGCCGACGATTGGGGAGTCCTGCCGTCCTTGGCTGAAGGATTTCGCGGCATCCTTCTTTGGATCCTACGATCCGGATACAGGCGTCCGACACATCAACGAATTCTTCCTGCTGGTCAGCAAGAAGAACACCAAGTCCACCATCGCTGCCGGCGTCATGCTGACCCAGCTCGTCCTGAACTGGCGGCGGTCTGCTGAATTTCTCATTCTGGCACCGACCAAGGAAGCTGCTGACAACGCCTTTAAACCCGCGCGGGACATGGTCCTGAACGACCCTGACCTGGACGCCATCTTTCATGTTCAGCAGTACAACCGAGTCATTACCCACCGACAGACAGGCGCTACCCTCAAAGTCGTTGCGGCTGATGGTCAGGCAGTCGTTGGCAAGAAAGCCACGGGGATCCTGATCGACGAACTGTGGGAATTCGGTAAGAAACCGACAGGCGAGAACATGATCATGGAGGCCATGGGCGGCATGTCCTCGCGGTCAGAAGGCTTCGTGATCTACCTGTCCACGCAGTCCGAAGAAGAGCCAGCGGGCGTCTTCAAATCAAAGCTGGAGTATGCCCGGTCTGTCCGGGATGGAAAGCTGGAGAACAAGAAGTTCTTTCCGGTCATTTATGAGTTTCCCGCCTCTCTTATCGAGGGTGAAAAACACAAAGATCCAGACAACTGGTACATCACCAATCCGAACTACGGGCTGTCAGTCAGTGAGGACTTCCTTCTCAGTCAGTTTGACCAGCAGAAGGAAGCTGGCGAAGGCCCGTTACGGGTATGGATGGCCAAGCACCTCAACGTCGAGGTCGGTCTCTCTCTGCGAGAAAAGGCCTGGGCCGGTGCAAAATACTGGGAAAAGTGCGGCGATCCGGACCTGACCCTAAAAGAGCTTGTAAGACGCTCTCGTGTCCTCGTCGTCGGCATTGACGGCGGTGGACTGGATGATTTCCTCTCCATGGTCGTTCTGGGCTGTGATGACGAAACTGAAGAGTGGCTGCATTGGCAATGCAGCTGGGTCTTCTGCGATGTCCTCAAGACCCGCAAAGAAGAGGCTCCCCGCTATCTCGACTTCGAGAAACAAGGCGATCTCGTCCTGGTCACACTCATGCAGGATGACATCATTGAATTGGGCGACATCGCAGAGGATCTCAATCGATCGGGCAAACTTGCCCTGATCGGGCTCGATCCGGCTGGGGTCGCGGAAATCGTTTTTGAGCTTCGCCGTCGCGGGATCGAGGAAAGCCAAATCGTTGGTGTGAGCCAGGGATGGAAGCTCACCGGACCGATCAAGACCCTAGAGCGGAAGCTGGCTGACGGGTCTTTCCGTCATGGCGGACGCCCCATCATGGCCTGGGCCGTCGGCAATGCCAAAGCCCAGGCACGCGGCAACAACATCGAAATCACCAAGCAGCTGGCGGGCGGAAAGAAGATCGATCCCCTGATGGCCACGTTCGATGCCGTGGCCTGCATGTCCAAAAACCCGGAGCCGCCCGGATCCAAAAGCATTTTTGACCGTGAGGATTTATGGGATTCCTGAATTCAATTTTCGGCGGCTCTCAACGTCCTCAATCGGATCGGAAAGAGCCTGTCTTACCGGCTATAATGGCCCACAGCCTAGAGAACCCCAGCACGCCTCTTTCCGAGATTGGCAGTTTGGGCGAATTTCTAGGTCTTCCAGGTACCAGCGATGACTGGATGCCACCTGTCAGTGAACGCACCGCTATGGCCTGTTCGGCTGTCTACCGGTGCGTGACCTTGGAAGCGGGTGTCATCGCAGGACTTCCACTCAAGATTTACCGCCTGTCGGCAGATGGTCAGCGCGAAGAACTGCCAAACCATCGGCTGATGCCACTGCTGCAGACTGCACCTTTTCCAGGGCGCGCTCTTACAGCTTTCTCCTGGCGGGAACTCTGGGGCGTGAACATGCTGCTCTGGGGCAATCATTACAGTGCCATCCGCTACGATGGCGCTGGCCGTGTCATCGGCTTTGACGCCTATATGCCCTGGCAGGTCCAGGTGGTCCGTCTGCCAGGCAAGCGGGGAATCAATTTCTACGTTTGTACGGACGACGACGGCAACAGCGAAGTGCTGCATCAGGAAGACATGCTGCACATTCCCGGACCGGGCTTTGACGGAATCAAGGGCCTGTCTCGGATCCAGTCGTTTGCGCGCGGATCGGTCGGCCTGGCGCGTTCGATGGAAGAGCGCACTGGCCGTGTCCACCAGAACGCCTCGATGCCGAGTGGTGTCATGCAGGTGCCTGGAAAAATGTCTGATCCAGCTTTCAATCGGCTCCGACGCCAGCTGGAACAGGCTCAATCGGGTGTGGCCAACTGGGGTAAAACAGTCATCGCAGATGAAGGGTCGAAATACACGCCCTTTCAGCTCTCGCCGCAGGACCTCCAGACCATCGAAGCCAGACGCTACCAGGTCGCGGATATTTCCCGTTTCTTCGGCGTCCCGCTCCATCTCCTGAACGAGACGGACAAGACCACGTCGTGGGGCACAGGCCTGTCTGAAAATACGCTGGCGTATCTGATCTTTTCGCTCGATGCAGATCTGCGACGGATCGAAAGCGAGCTGAACTACAAGCTGTTTTCCGGCACGCGGCTCTTTGTAGAATTTGACCGGGACGGCCTGCTGTCCATGGATCCGGCCAAGACAGCCACGGTCATGCAAAGCGAGATCTCCAGTGGTGTCAGCACCATTAACGAGGCGCGCCGGAAGAAGAACAGGCCACCCGTCAAGGGCGGCGACACGCCGCTGATCAACAGCACCAACGTGCCGTTGACGACACAGGCAGCGAAAGGGCCGGATAACCCCTCGCCTGTTCCTCAACCTTCACCAAGGCAACAGGAATGAAACGCTACAATGCCCAGGCAGGCCGGTTCTCAAACCGTGCCCTGCTGGCCTTTACACAGGCAGGGCTTCCCCAAACCCTGACCAGTCGCCCCCGTGCAGACGGGCAACCGGCCGAGATCCTTCTCTATGACGAAATCGGCTTTTGGGGTGTGACGGCAAAGGACTTTGCCAACCAGCTGGCGCAGGTCGGTCCCGGCCCCATCAACCTGCGCATCAACAGCCCAGGCGGTGACGTGTTCGATGGTCTAGCCATCTATGCCTCGCTCAAGCAGCATGATGGCACGGTCAATGTCATCATCGACGGTCTGGCAGCCTCGGCAGCCTCCTATATTGCTTTGGCGGGCGATACGGTCATGATCGCACCCAATGCTTTCATGATGATTCACAATGCCTGGGGCCTTGTCGTCGGCAACAAAGCTGACATGACGGCCACGGCGGCCGTGATGGCCAAGATCGATGGCCAGATGGCTTCCCTCTATTCCGGCAAAACAGGCCAGAGTGTGGAGGAGATCTCCGCACTGATGGATGCCGAGACCTGGTTTACGGCCGAAGAGGCCAAGGATGCAGGTCTGGCCGATGTCATCGTGAATGATGACCGCACTATCTCGCCTTCAGCCAAGATCGATCTGACACCTGACAAGGATGTCCTCGCACTGGCGGCCGAGATGGCCATCGCATCACGCCAGCGTATGGCTCGCCTGGCCGAAGCTGAAAACGCCCTCTGACCATGCTCTTGCCGCCCTCGAAGTGAGGCGGGATCAGGGCATGACCTATACGGAACGCCACCCCTAGAGCGTGGCGGTTCCCCTTTCATTCCAAAACAGGAAATCCCATGCGTTCCAAGGAATTGCGCGCCAAGCGTGCAAAGCTGATTTCTGACGCCCGCGCTCTGATCAACGGCGAAACTGTCACCGCCGAACAGAATGCCCAGTTCGACGCCATGATGGCCGAGGCAGACGAACTGAAGGCCCGAATTGATCGCATTGAAACAGCAGAAGCTGCTGAAGCGGAACTGGCCGTGCAGATTGCGGCCCGTGGCGAAGGTGAAGGCCGAGGCGCAGACGAACAGCGCGATCGTGAAACGCAGGAAGTCCGTGTCTTCGGCGCATGGCTACGTGGTGGCATGGACAACCTTGCCGGAGAGGACCGTGTCTTTGCCCTGAACCAGGCACGTCTGGGCACTGAGTTCCGGGCCGCACAGAGCACCCAGTCCGGCCAGGCTGGTGGCTATCTCGTGCCTCCCCTCTTTGCTGATCAGCTCCTGGTCGCTCTGAAGGGGTACTTCACGTCCCTGGATCTGTTCGACGAGATCCAGACAGGGTCCGGTGCGCCCCTTCCCTGGCCAACGAACGACGACACATCTGCTCGCGCCAAGATCATTGGTGAAAACACTACGATCAGCACCAGCGACCTGAAGTTCGGAATCTCCAACGTCCTGGCCTATTTGTACGCTACGGATGCCGTTCTGGTGCCCTGGACGCTGATGCAGGATTCCTTCCTTGATCTGGACGCCTTCCTGCGCACAGCTCTGGCGACGCGCTTTGGCCGCACCCTGGCGGATGATCTGACTGTAGGGACCGGCACGAATATGCCGCAGGGTGTCTGCACGGCCGCAGGAGTAGGCGCTACCACGGCCACCGTTGCCATCGGCTATGATGACATTCTCGACCTGCAGCACAGTGTGGATCCAGCCTATCGTCAGGGCGCTTCGTTCATGTTGAACGATATGACGTTCAAGGCTTTGCGCAAGCTGAAGGACAATGAAGGCCGCCCACTCTGGTCTCCATCCATTGCTGCAGGCGCACCGGATATGTTCGCGGGCTCGCCTTTGAACATCAATCAGAGCATGCCTGACATTGGGGCTGGCAATAAGGCCATGCTGTTCGGCAACTTCAAGAACTACAAGTTCCGAAACGTGAAAGGCCTGTCGGTCGTGCGCCTGAATGAGCGCTATGCCGATGCTCTCCAGACCGCCTTCTTCGGATATGCGCGCTTCGGCGGCGGCATGCCTGGTGCCGGTACGGCCATTAAGGCGCTCCAGACAGGCGCAGCGCCGGCGAACGGCGGCTAACCTTAAGCAGGAGACTGATCGATGAGAAGCATTCCCCTCGGGTCAGCTCCTGCCCTGGTGCCTTTGGCCTCTCTGGCGGATCTGAAAGCGGACCTGGGCATCACAGATGCCCAGTCTGATACGAACCTCCAGAGATACCTTCTGGATGCGACTGAGGCCGTTCTGACATTTATCGGCCGGCCTCTTCTGTCCCAGACCTGGCAGGACCAAATCTTTGTGCGTCCCTTCCCTCGCACGCTGTCTCTGCTCCTTGGCGTCTATCCCGTTCACAACGTGATTGCTGTCACACGAAACGGAACAGCGCTTGAGCAAGACACCATCAACGATCTGGTCATCGATGACGACTGCGGCGAACTTTACCGGCCTGATGTCACACAGCCTTTCTGGCCGGCAGGCCGGTATCTCGTGACCTATGAGGCGGGATATAACCCGCCCGTCACTCTGGATGACGGAACCGTGCAGCCTGGAAATTTTCCGGGAGCCATTTGCCTGGCCGTGCGGCGCGTCGCAGCCGCCTCCTACTATGCTCAGGGCCGTGATCCGACTTTGAAATCAGAAAATGAACAGGGCGTGGGCTCCACAAGCTGGGCTGTTCCGGATCCCTCTTTAGGAGGACTGACACCGGAAGCGGCTGGGCTGGTGCAACGTTTCCGCAGCGCAGGGTGTGCCTGATGGGGTATCAGACAGAACGCCGGCGTCGTCAGATCCGACGTAAAGGCCGCATGATGACGCTGTCCCGCGCGAATAATGGAAGCCTTCCTGCTCCCGTTGCGGTGAACCTGATCGCCTATTCCGCGCCGCCTGCTACGGCAGCGCTGGAAGCCGGCGTTTCGGTCATGCCGTTCGTGGCGGAAATCCTGAATGATGAGCTGCAAGCTGCTGGATATGGCCGCCCGCGCAACATGGACCAGCTGAAGGACGGCGATCGGATTTACACGCTGACAGATGCGACAGCTGTTTATGACGGCGATCAGATCTGCGGCTGGAAACTCTTTGCAGCAGGTGGAACATGACCTCTCCTGTCGTCTGGATGGACGGGTTCCAGCGCGCTTCTGCGGCCATGGCACCTTTTGGCATTCCGGTGCTGGATGCGATGGCGCAGGCTACGGAGGATCAGCTGACCCCCTGGGTTCTGTTCGAAGTTGCCAGCGCGGACGGCGACCGCCTTGGCGTCGGTGAGATCGTTGACGAAGAAACTGGCCAGATCTGGCTGCACCTGTTCGTGCCACGCGGTTATGGGGCCTTGCCGGCACTCGAACGCCGCAAGGCCCTGTCAGTCGCGTTCCGCGTCCCGGACGGTGCCGCACCCGAAGGTCTCTATTATGACGGGAAGTCTTACGATCCGCCCGACAGTGACCAGACAGGAAAGTGGGTCCGGTTCAGTCTGGCCGTGACCTATCGGTACCAGGACATCGTCCTGCCTCTGCCATCCCCCTGATTTTCTCTGACACAGCCACCCTCGCGGTGGCTTTTTTTATGAGGTGAAACCATGGCCTTCACGGGCTCGACAGCAGGGTATCAGGCCGGTGCCCAGTCTAATGACACGGCCATTGCCTATGGTCTGGAACAGAATTACGGCGTCCAGGCGACCGGGACATTCCAGAGCACCCGTTTCACGGGCGAAAACTTCCGTCCTCAGGACACAACGCAGCGTCCGGATGAAATCAATACGGACATCGAAGCCTCTCAGGAAGTTGTCACGCAGACCACGACCTCGGGCACACTGTCTGGTGCCCTGTCGTATGGCACCTATGACGACATGCTGGCCGCCGTCCTTGGGGCAGACTGGAACAGCAACACGATCCAGAACGGTGCGGTCGTCAAAACCTGGACGGTCATCGAAAAGCTGGGTGGAAAATGGCTGGTACGTCCAGGCTCTTTCTGCACGCAGGCACAACTCACCTTTGCCCAGGGCAGCTTCTCGTCCGTCGCGTTTGACTTCACCTGTAAAGGGCAGTCCATCGCAGACGCGGATCCTGCCACGGCTTATACGGCAGCCCCGACAGGCCGGATTTTCGACACGGTCGGCAACTTCTCCGGCCTGACCATTCAGGGCAAGACACCCGCAGGCTGTATTCGTCAGGTCCAGATCACGCTGAACCGGAATGGCTCCGGGGCTGACTATGGCATGGGCCATGCGGACGCCTGCGGGATCCGTCCAGGCGAAATTCTGGCAACAGGCCAGATCCAGTATTTCTTCAAGACCTGGGATGAATACCAGCTTTACGCCGCCGGAACGCAGGGACCGATCGCCATTACGGTGAAGGACGCGGCCGGGAACAGCTACGTGTTCACATTCCTGAACGCAGCCCTCCGAAATCCGCAGATCAATGCCGGCAGCAAGAACACCACGATCGTGGCCACGTTCGACATCTCCGGCAATCCGCTGGCAGCGGGCGGAACCTTCAAGATCGACCGGATCCCGGCAACGCCTCCAGCTTCTGGCGGCTGACATGAGGTTGCGTCATGGCTGACATCCATTGTCCAGGCGTGACGGTCGCGTCGGCGCGGACCCTGCGGCTTCTGGCGTCCAGTACGCCGCCGCTCTGGGGTGTCCGGCTGCCCTCCATCCGGCAAAGCTGGGCACCGAAAGCACCGGCTGACGTCCTGGAGTTTGCACTGGATCCCCGCCGCTGGCTTGCGGATGCGGGTGACACGCTTCTGTCCGTCTCTGCCACGGTTCCGGATCCTGTCACGTCTTCGGACCTGACAGCGCTCTGGTGCGGCAAGGTCAACGGCCTCGCCGTTGTCTGTCTGGCAGGTGGCCAACCGAACACACTGGTGCCGGTCAGTCTGACCCTGCACACGTTGCAGGGGCGTCGTCACACAGAAGCCGTGACTGTCCAGATCAACCTGGACAGCGGGCCGGACGACGTGCCGGACTGGCCATCTCTGGCCGATGGCACGCCCATCATTCCGAACGCACTGACGGATCCGGATGGCCGGGTTCTTACCCTTGGCACCTCGCAGGTGAAGCAGGTTTCCGTGGCGCAGCTGCTGTACCCGGACGGGACCAATCACCTCACATCCCCTGCCGGCGTCCCGTTGCTCAATCAGGTTTTCCGATCGGCAACAGACACGCTGCTGATCGCATAGAGAGACAACATGGCAACAACCAATCAACCAGGGCAGCCGATTTCCGGCCTCCCGTTTGCGGACAGCGTGTCTCCTACGGACGCGCTCCTGGGAATCGTCACCAAAGCCGGCGGAACAGGTGCCAATCAGGTCACAATCCTTGTTCTGGCACAGGCCATCAGTGCGGCAATAGGTTTGGACGATGCTGTTGAGGCTGCGGAAACGGCTGCTGCCAGTGCGGCCGCCAAAGCTGAAGCGGCCGGGACTGCGTCCTCGGACACCGTAAATTCCTTCCGAGGCAAAGCGGGCGGCCTGGCAGCGCTGGATGCTCTGGGGCAGTTGTCCCTGACAGACGGCAAATCCCTGGTCGCGGCGCTGAAGGTTCTGCCGGCTACACAGACCACGCCAGCCCGTCTGGCGACAGCCATTCCACTGGATGGGGCAACGCAGTTTCAGGCGGGCGATACCTCCGCCACGCTCGCGGATCTGCTGGCGGCCGTGTCTGGGCTGGATGGTAGCCAGATCTATATCGATCAGGGTGGCTTTGTCCGCCCTGTCCCAGCTGATGCGCAGACCCTGCCGTCCGATCTGGTGGCTGACGGAAGCCGCTACCGGGCGCCTGCGGAGTATCAGGCCGGGACGAAATCCCTGCCGGCAGGACTGTCCCTGAACGCAGACGGTGAAACCGTCATGACGGATGGCAGCCAGTTTTTTGCTGGCACCTGGGCGAACGGCCCGCTGCTCTCACCCCTTTAATACTGGAAGATTCATGTCTCTTTCTGATGGAAACCCGACAACCTTTGGCAAGGTTGGAGCAGACACTTTCGTGCGCGGTGACGCCTCTGCCCTGACGGTGCTGGATCCGGGCAGCGCTACACAAGCAGCTGGCATTCGTCTGGATGCGCTTGCCGGTCAGACCCGACAGGCCGCAGGTGATGCGTCTGCTGCCAAGACATCTGCATCTGAAGCTGTTGCTGCAGTAAAGTCAGCCGGAACGGACGTCGATACCAAGCTGGGGAATTATCTTCCGAAGAGCGCTGTCGGCGCGAATGGTGGGGTCGTCGGCATCGATGACGGTGGCGGCATTCTGCTCAACTCCGTTTCGGGAGCCATTACCTATATTAATGCTGGAAAGCCCGGAGGATCCGACCAGACCGCCATTCAGTTTTATAGCGGCTCCAATGAGGGGACAGCGGCCACGCTGACTGCCTGGGGTGGAACAGGCAATATGGACGGAAATCTGGCCGTGGGAGGGTCCACGCTGCACCCACAGACCAATAACGTCACCAGCCTGGGAACATCCAACAACGCCTGGTCGGGCATCGTAACCCAGACAGCGCCACAGGTTGTTTCGGACGCAAACGACAAGACTATCGTCGGCACCCTGGGCGACAGTGGTTATGTGGACATCACAGCAAAGCTTCGGGCCGCTTGGGCTGCCATCAGCGGCGTTGTATATACTCTCAAAAATGGCGCATCTGATCGTCGCCACATTGGCGTCATTGCTCAGGCTGTACAGGCTGCCTTCACCGCGCAGGGGCTCGATCCTGCGGAATACGGTCTCTGGTGTTCAGAGCCACGGACGCAGATCGTGACGGCGAAAAATGAAGATGGGTCTACGACCACGACCGTCCAGCCAGTGTACGAAGCAGACGGAAAAACGCAGGCGACCCAGCAGACGCTTCGCTATGAAGAACTGCTGTCTCTGGGCCTGTTCTGTGAACGTCTGGAACGGTCTGACCTGACGGCCCGGATTGCTGCCCTGGAAGCCAAGGCCGCTTCTCCCGCTGCGGCATAAGGAAACCTCATCATGGGGGACAACCCAACCTCTGTGGACAATGCGATCTGGGGCCTGCGGGCCTCAGAAACGTTTCTGCGTCTACCATTGCCGGACAGGTTCGTTATTGCCGCTCCTGCAGCTCCGACAGACAGTGACGGCGTAAACTGCACGTTTGCCATTCTGGCCGGTGATGCCGTTCTGTATTCCAACGATAGCGGGAAATGCACAGTCGGCCTCCAGGGGCAGACCAGTGCGGGCGCGTCCAAGAAGAACCTCAAGATCAAGGTCAAGAACGCCAACAAGGACAAGGTTGCCATTCAGTTTGGAACGTGGGCCGAAAGCACGTCCATCACGCTCAAGGCCTATGGGTCTATTCCGGGCAATCCCACGGCCTTTGATCGCTCCATGGTCCGTGAGGCGGTCAGTCTGGAAATCTGGCGACAGATCCGGCGCGACACTCCGTCGGATCCGGGCCAACTCACGCCGTGGTACGCACGGCTGAATGCGACGACCACGCTCTTCCAGTCGCCTCTGTGCTCGTGTGACTGTTGGCCGGTCAACGTCTACCTTCAGACGCCCTCTGATCCGCAGCCAGTGTTTTATGGCTGCTATATGCTGCGATCGGATAACAGCAATCAGACCTATCTGATTGACGACCAGAATCCATCTCACTATCTGCTCCAGCCGCAACACGGCTCGGATGCGATCTGGACGGACAAGGGCCAGTTAAACACGTCTGTCTGGGAATTCTCGTCTCCGGCCAAGCCTGACACATCCGTGCCAGGACGCCTGATCGACTGGTTTGCATCCTGTCTTCAGGATCCGGGAAAATGGCTGCTGTATCGTGACTATCTCAATCTGGCGTCCTGGCTGGACTACATCATTCATATTGAGGTGGTGGGGAGTTTCGACAGCACGCTGAATAACGTCATCCTGAAGTCGTACACAGGCACGCAGACGTCCGGATTATGGGAAATTGATTCCTACGATCTGGATGAAAGCCTGGGTGTGAAGTGGAATGAGCCAAATGGTGCTGCGCCAGACACCACGGGCTGGGCCAGTGATGGGGCAACGGTTTTCAAGCAGATGCGTGATCAGTTTCAGGATCAGATCCGTGCCCGTTACGCCTACTTGCGGCGGTCAGGGACATTGTCCGGGACCGCTTTCCGGTCGGTTCTGCAAAACTATGCGCGTTTTCGACCTGACGATCTGGCAGCCGACTGGGCGCTCTACGGGACAAACCCCATCGCGTCCTATCCCTATCTGACGCACTGGTACGACGGCCGCCTGGCGTGGCTCGATACACAATGGGGCTACTCAGCCTGACGTGACATCCGCCGCCCTCCGAGGCGGTTTTTTTATACCCTCAATTCAAACGGAAAAAATTAACATGGCAAAGCTGTCAGCCTTTTCACGCGATCGTAACCGCGTCTCCCAGGGCGAAGAAATCGAAGTTGGACCTGAAGGCAACACGTTCTTCATCACAACGCGCGGCTTTACGCCTGCCTATCGTGACACGCTGTATGCGCTGCGTCTGGCAGAAGCACGTGACCTGAACCGCTCTGTTCGGGCTGGCGCGGGCTTTTACGCGCCTGACACGCTGCCGCCGTCCAACGAAGATCTGTGCCAGGGCAAGGCGCTGGCGCAGGAATGTGTGCTGGGCGTCAAGGGACTGGAAGGTGACGACGGACTGGATCTGACGGTGGATGCGTTCCGCGACATGCTGTCCAGCGGGGAATATCCGGCCCTTATCACGTTGTCCCTCATGGCGGCTGGTCGTGTCGGGTCCGACCGTGAAGAACAGGCCAAGGCCTCCGAGGGAAACTGATTGCCTCACTCCAGTGGGAACTGGAGTGGGGCCAGTTCACGGGAGAGAACGAAATTCCAGAGATCCGTGAAGCGGCTCTGGAGCACCGTATTCTCCCGGATCCCTGGAATGAGGTACCCTGGCGCGCCTGGCACGATCTCCAGCACGACCGTCCCTGGATTACCGACGGTCTGGGTGCAGGCATGGGGACGATCCGGATTATTTCCCGCCCCCAACCCATCGGCTGGGTGGCCATGGATCGGTGGTGTGATGCCAACGGTGTCACGGCGGATGAACGTCCGCTTGTGTTCCGCCTGGTGCGGGCTCTGGACATCGTGTTCCTCACGCATCGGAACACTCAGATCACGCAGGATCTCCAGAACGCTCTGAGGAAGTAGTCATGGCGTCTCCACGCAGTGTTGCCCGGAATATCCGTCTGCTCCGTGATCAGGCGCTGTCACCGGCAGCCCAGTCGGCTTATCTGGCACGGGTTGCTATTAATGCCCGTGACACGGCCGTTCGGCGCGGTGATGCCCCTCCACACTGGACCACGAACGTGGATGGACGACAGGGTGCGCCGGAAAGCTCTGTCCGGCCTGACGGGTTCATTCTCTACAAATTCAACGTGATGGGTCTGGCCGCCAAGGCTGCGCTCCAGCTTTGTAAGGAGCGTTCCCCTGTCAGATCTGGAATCTTTAGAGATAGCTGGATAGTTGTGGTCGATGGACAGCTTTGGAAGGAAGATATCTCAACTGTCCCTGATAGATCTAAAATCGTAATAATTAATCCGCAGCCCTATGCTCGTAAGATTGATACAGGGGCAATGAAGCGTATGAGCGTTCCACCTGGTATTGTCGAAGCGGTACGACAAGCTGTGCAGCGCCAATTCCCGACGGTAACGGCAGCGCGTGCCTTCATGTCTATCTCATCCGGGGTCTCTAATAGAGCGCCTTACATTCTGCGTCGCAATGGGCGTGCCAAAGACCGAACAGCCGGAAAAGCGATCACTTATCCGGCTTTGATACTCACCCGACGGATCTGATTACTTCGAACAATCAATCGTCAGCTCTTTTCGCATTCCGTCGTTATCGGTGCTGACGACCTTATATCCAGTCGGACACTCTTTGTTTGCCCGCTCGTAGCAAATTCTGAGCGGTGCAGCCGTGCCACATCCGATGATCCGATACGACCCACCGCCAGGCTTGGGAACTGTTGACGCAGTAGTGCAGCAGGCCAGTGCTAGTGGCAGCAGAAAAATCAATTTTGAAATTCGCACAATAACCTCTTTGTAAAGATGGGGCTTCTACTATGCCGACTGTAGAGCAAATTGAAATCTCCTACCGAGGACAGATTGCATCTGCAGCACAGGCGGACGCCAATGCCCTGGACAAGGTTGCGGATGGTCTGGACCGGGTTGGTGAATCAGTTGAGGTCACAGACAGCAGAATTACCCGCACGACCAAAACGGCTGAAGGATGGGTTAAAACCCTTGATACCGTCACACGGTCAGCGACTGCCCTGCAAAAAGCTCAGGACAAGCTGAACGAAGTCACTGAGACGGTGAATGAAGGCGTTCGCAAGGGTGAGGTCACGCAGGCAGAAGCAGCCCGCACGATCGATGCCCAGACCGCCAAGGTCAAGAAGTTGTCGGATGCCCATGATGCTGCGGTGAAATCAGCCAAGGGGGCCAGCGATGCGCTCCAGGACACGACCGACAAGGTTAAGCTGTCTGGCTATCAGTTCGGCATTGTCGCTGATGAGGCGCATAAGTTCTTTGACCAGGTGATGTCTGGCGGCTCTGCCATGAAAGCCGCATTCTATCAGGTGCCCAATATGGTGCAGGTGATGGGTGGCTTTGGCTCTACGGTTAAAATCGTGGGCGGCTTTCTTGCGGGTCCGGGGGGGCTAGCTGTTGCTGCTCTTGCGGGCGCTGCAGCACTCTACAAAGTTGGCTCCGCAGCAGAAGCCGAACAGGAGCAACTGGCAACCCTGTCACAGCACCTGCGAGCGACCCGCGACGATTACACGGCCATGGCATCGTCGGCCGAAGCCGCGGCGCGTCAGCTTTCGTCCAGCAGCGGCTTATCGCTCGATGATAGCCGATCTGTCACCACGACCTTTGCGGCCGTGCCGACAGTCGATGGCTCCAGCCTCAAGGCACTGTCAGCCGAGGCTCGGGATCTGGCCGAAGTGATGGGTGAAACCGTCCCGGAAGCCGCCAAGACCATGGCGGATGCCTATGCGGATCCGGCCAAAGCGGCCCAGGATTTTGCGGACAAGGGCCTGCTGGGGGTTCATCAGAGTTTGGTCAGCCAGATCGAAGATCTGCAAAACTCTGGCAACCGTCTTCAGGCCTGGCAGTTGCTCATGCAGCAGGTCGGCACGGCAACACAGGGCGCAGCAGAACAAGGCCTGACGCCATTCCAACAGGCGTTGCATGACCTGCGGGACGACTGGGCTCCTCAGATCGAGGGCGCGAAAAGCTATGCCAATGCTATCGGGGACGGCATTGTTTCTGCTGCTACCAAGGGGATCGAAGCCCTGGCGTCCATGGGAAAGGAAGTCCAGAGCCTCAAAAAGTGGATGGACAGTTTCCAGCCTGCGCATGTGGCCTATGAAGCGCAGCAGGCCACTCTTCGCAGCGGTTCATCGTCTGGAATTTCCGGACTGATTGACAGTGTTGGTTCTCAGATCGGGGCCAGTTCTGACGTCCTCTCCCTGGCACACCGGATCCAGCCTGTGGAAAGCGCCACGGGTCAGTACAAGAATGGTCAGGTGGTCATGTCGGCTGCTGGGGCCATTGGCGCCATGCAGGTGATGCCATCCAATGCTGCAGGGAATGATCTCACAGATCCGACTGGCAACGTCACGGCCGCTGAAAGGCTCCTGATCCGCCTCTATTCCAAGTATGATGGCAATCAGCAGCTTGTGGCCATGGCCTACAACTGGGGCGAAGGAAATGTTGATTCCTACCTGAAGGGTTCAAAGTCTGTTCCGCAGTCTGTCCAGGATTATGCGGACAAGGTGACGGGCGGCCAAGTCTATGGTGCCACGACTGTTGCCAGCATGCAGGGAAAGGTCAGCGATGCCCTGAAGTCTTCGGACAGTTCTACGGCCTCCCAGGTGCAAGACCAGACAAATGCCATCAAGCAGCTCACATCTGCCCAGGCCGCGCTGGATGACCTGCACAAGGCTGGCAAAGTTACGGATGCTGACTATGCGGCGTCCACTCAGGATCTGACCAATCGTCTGCTGACCCACAAGGGCGCGCTGAACGAGCTCCGGGATCCGCTTCAGGAGCTGGCGCATCAGCAGGAACAGGCCACGGACGCGGCATGGGCTGGATCAGCCGCCCAGAAAGCCATGGTCCAGGTGGATCAACAGGTCGAGGACGCTGCCCGTAAGATGGGTCAGGCCCATGCCTCCACCGCTGACATTCTGGTGGCTGAAGCGCGGGAACAGCAGATCCTGACGGGCGAGTTCAACGCCTCGATCGAGTCCATGACCCGCAAGACGACTGCCCAGGAAGCGCTTCTGTCTTCCTATGATGGCAGCAAGGGCAGCCTCGACCAGTATCTGCGGTCTGTGGAAGCGTCCGAGACGATTCAGAATACCTCGACAGGGAATACGAAAGAACAGGCCCGTCAGCTGGCTGCTCTCACGGATGCCCTGAACAAGTCTGCGGCCGCACAGGCGGACGTGACCACCGCACGCAAGGCTTATGGCCAGTCCCTCGATCTGGATTACATCAAGGCGGAAACGGCCTCTCTGGGTCAAAATTCGGATGCCGTTTCGGTTCAGATGGCGGTTCTGAAAGAGCGCAACAGCCTTCTGAAGAATGGTGCCGATCTCACATCCAAGGCCAGCCAGACTGATCTGACGAACGTGGCAGCGATCCAGTCGGCCACGAACGCCTATCAGAAACAACAGGATGCCCTGAGCGAGCTGACCAGTGATATTTCCTCAGCAGCCGACACGCTGTCGGGCGACTTCACGCAGGCCTTCGTCAATGCCTCCAATGGCGGGGTGACGTTCAAATCTGCCATGCAGGGGGTGGAAAGCCAGCTGGTCTCCATGATCGCCAAGCTGACGCTGATCAATCCGCTCCTGAGTGCCATCGATGGCAAAAGCCGGACAACCATCGGAGATATTTCCTCGATCCTTTCTGGATCCGGGTCATCCTCTGGGGTGTCTGCAACCAACGCGATCAGCACCTATTCCGGGGGCTGGGGCTGGAATCCTGTTAGTTCAGGATCATCGGTTTCCAGCAGTCTTGGCGGTACTTCCTGGCTGTCCTCCGGCCTGAAAACCAATCTGTTCGGAACGGCGACGGTGGGGAACCTTCTAGGCGGCATCGGTGGCGGCTTTGGCCTGGGCTCGGCGCTGTCCTCAATCGGGGGTGGTACGAACGGGACGCTGGGTAGTGGTGTCGGCTCTGGTCTCGGCGCTCTGGCCGGCTCTTTCATACCAGGCGTCGGAACGCTGATTGGTGGTCTGGTGGGTGGTGGTCTGGGTGGCCTTCTTGGTGGCCTCTTCGGGCACAAGAAAAACCCGTACACGATCGACCAGGTGCAGACGATCGATGGTCAGCTGTCTCTGGGCCAGACCTGGAACCAGGCACAGACGGACACGATCACGGAGCAGCTGAAGAGCGATATTTCCTCGATCAACAGCGTCCTGTCCTCGACCGGGGCTGATATTGGGGGTGGCTATCTGGGCACGGTGCGGGATGATAAAAACAACAAGAACGCAGCGCTCCGGTCCGTCTCCCTGACGGACCTGCTGAAAAGCTCCACGCTGACGAGCTCTGACGCCACGTTCAATCAGGCGCTGTCTCAGGGCATGCCCTCGGACATCACGGACGTTTCCACCTACACGGCGGCGATCCAGAGCCTGAAGACCATGGCGGATACGGTCGATCAGCTGGGCGTCTCGGTCTCGAAATTCAATTCGGACGGTACCGTCACGATCCAGAATTTCACGCAGCAGACCGGGGATCTGAAGACGGCCCTGGATACGGCGCTGGACGGACAGACGATGTCCACGTCCGATCTCCAGACGCAGATCTCCACGATCAGCACGTTCGTCAACACGACAATGCCCGGCCTGTTGTCTGCCACGGTTTCCGGCCAGCAGTCCTGGGTGGACCAGATGGCGACGCTGAAACAGACCTATGACGCTGCGGCGTCGCAGGCCTCGGCTTACGGGCTCGATGGGTCTGCCCTGACATCCAAATATCAGACGCTTTACGATCAGGGTTATGCAAACAACATGACCACGCTCAATCAGTCTGATGCGGGTGTCCGGGCGCGTTACATGACGGCGACAGGAGATGATGAAGGGGCAGCGCTCCTGAATTTTGACACCAGTGCCGATCAGCAGCGCCAGTCCCTGAAAGATACCTGGCAGTCCTTCCTGGGCGATTCCTATGCGTCCCAGCAGGCCTATGTGGATCAGTCGGCCGATCTGGAAAAGACGCTGGCAGCTGAACGCCTCCAGATCCAGCAGCAGTACAACGGCACGTCCGTGGCACAGCTGAAGGAATACCAGGAACAGGCGCAGCAGTCTGTCACGTCGGTGTTTTCCAGCCTGACGGATTATGCGCGGGGGCTGAATACGTCCGACGCATCGCCACTGTCTGCCCAAGCGCAGTACCAGAGCGCTAATGACAACCTGATGAGCGATTATCAGGCAGCCATGGGCGGGGATTATGATGCCCTGTCGCGGATCCAGTCTGATGCCAGCACCTTCCTGTCCACGTCCAAGACCTGGCAGGGCTCTGGCACCGGATACAGCACGGATTTCACACAGGTCACGAATATTCTGAAAGCCCTGGGTCAGTCAGACAGTGACAAGATCACGGCGTCTCTGGTCCAGAAGCTGTCGCAACAGACCAATGACCTTCTGAAAGGCATGACCGACCAAATGGCCGAGCTGGTGAAAGTTGCCACGGCAACACAGAAGACAACCCAGCTTCAGGCTGTCACCGACGCCACGCGGCCGAGGGCGGCATGAGGTTTCGCACGGTTGATATGGAAATCGTTCTGCCGGCCGTCACGCAGCCGGCAGCGGTTCCAGGGTGGGGCAATGTTCCGTGGGGGGCTTTGACGCAATATCCGGATAATCCGGAATCAGTCGAAACCCTGCGGTTCTCGGATGCGGGCTATGTGACGGAAGCGCATATCCCTTATCCGCCCTATGTTACCCAGGCGCTGGATCTGTCACGGTCCCTGACCCTGTCAGCCGACGCCCTGGGCGGTTCGTTCTCAATCGGGATCCTGACGCTGGCCAATCCGGACGGCGTTCTGGACGGTCTGCTGCAAAGCCGTGTGAATGACCATCTTCCTGTTACGCTCCGGGAAGGTGTGCGGCTTTGGGATGGCACCCGGCAGATCTGGACGGATCCGGCGTCTGCCTCTCTGCGTCCCGTTTTCGCGGGTCTGGGAAAGAACTGGCAGCCGGGTCTGAACAGCGTGTCCATCACGCTGCTCGATGCGACCTATTGGCTGGACGGGACCGTTCCTGTCTCGGTCTATGGGGGAACAGGGCGACTTGATGGCGACAGCAATGTGGTCGGCCGGGATGTGCCGCGCCTGCGGGGCACGGCCTGCAATGTCACGCCTGTTCTGATCGACAGCAGCAACTACGTCTATCAGCTGTCAGACGGGCCGGCCGATATTACAGCCCTGTATGAAGGCGGCTATGCCGGCATCGCCTATGGCGGGGCTGTCACCGATATTTACGCCACGTCTCCGGATCCGGGCACCTATACGGTTCTGTCCAGCAGTGCAGGCACCTGGATCCGGCTGGGCACCAAACCCGTCTATGGAATCACCGTCGATGCCGTTGGGCACTTCCGATCTGGGGCGGCTCCTGTCAACGTCCTGGACGTGCTGCGACAGTTCCTGATTGAAGACATGGTCATGCCAGTCGCTTACATCGATGCCGCCTGGACTGCCACGTCCAGCCTGGTGCCGTATGCGGGCGGGTGGTTCTGGGACGGGTCCAGCAGTGTGACTGGTCTCCAGGCGGTCAGCACGATGCTGTCTGGCCTAGGCCTGTCCATGGTTCCAACCCGGACGGGCACCTTGCGGCCGATCCGTTTGCAGGATCCAGCAGATGCCGGCGATCCGGTCCTGACCCTGACCACGGACGTCATCAGCGCGATTTCGCCCGTGGCTCTGGACAGCTCTCTGGATCCGCCCACCTGGCGCTGGCGCATCGGATGGCAGCATAATTTCACGGTCCAGACCTCCGGATCCGGTCTACATCCGCAGGCCTCGGCGGATCGTCAGTCCCTGATTGCCGAAAGCGACCGGGGTGCTGTCTGGTTTGATACCACCGTGAAAGCAGCATGGCGGGTTCCGAATGATCCGGCATTGATCTCCACGGCACTCGCCAATCAGGCTGATGCGCAGGCCATAGCCAACTGGCATGGTGCGGTCTGGGGAAAGCGCCGGCATCTCTGGGCGGTAGATGTGCCGCAATCCGTGGCTCTGGCCGTGGATCTCGGGGATCCGGTGTCGCTTCAGGCTCCAGTGCCAGGCGCGAAATCTGCCATTCCGGGAATTGTAGTGAGTGAACACGTCACCAGCTCCGGCAATCCGACAACCCTCACCATACTGGTCTGAGTTATGCAGAACTGCGGCATCGGCTGGCAAAACCTTGTCCTGGGCGCGGCGATTACCTCAAGTTCCGAGGTCTCGGCGCTGCCAGCCACAAACCTTCAGAACCAGCACGGGGCGTCAAGCCTCGGCTGGCGCATCCCCAAAACCTCGGCAGGTCTGAAACTGGCGCTTTCTGCAAGTACCCAGATACGAGCGATCAGCCTGCACCGGAGCAATATCTCAGCCAGTGCAACCTGGCACATGGAACTGACGTCCGGCAGCACTCTGGTTTATTCCTGGAGCGGATCCACGCAGAGCGCAGGCGGCCAATGTGTCCACGTTCTGCCAGCGGCCTGTGCAGCAGACACGATCAATATCGGGATTGATGATCCTACTAATCCCGACGGCTTCCTCTCAATCCCGCTGGCCTATGCCGGGCCGCTTTGGCAGCCCGTGCGGAACTATTCTACGGAAAGCACCGAAAGCCTGACGGTGGGACAACAAAGCACCACGACACTGTCTGGCGGTGAGTTCGTGGATGCGCGGTATGTCCAGCGCGGTCTGACGATCGTGCATCAGTCCTACGGTGATGCGGACGCGGTTGTCTTACGACAGATTCAGCGTGTGGCGGCCACCGGACAGAATATTCTGTTCGTGCAGGATCCATCTGCCAGTCCGGCCGCGCTAGCCCAGACAGCGCTGTTCGGGCGTCTGGCTGGCGGTGATCTCTCCAATCCCTTCGGGCCAGCCGACCGGCATGCCCAAACCCTCACACTGACGGAAAGGCTTTAACGTGGCGGCTCCGCTTCTTCTTGATCTGGTTCTGGAGACGGCCACCAATCCGGGCACGGCCTCGTTCGTGCTGAATGGTGCCGTCCAGGACCGACGCTCTTTTGCTTCAGCTGCTCCGGGTGGTGGGCAGGTGTTCTATTTTGCCGACGACGGTACCCAGGCGGAATGGGGTGTAGGTGTCCTGACAGTCGGGACGCCGAATACTCTCAGTCGTCAGACCATCACTGGCACCACACAGAACACGGCGCAGGCGCTCAATTTCACCGGGACGGTCCGGGTCTATTCCTGGGTGCCGGCATTTTACACGCCTGTGCTCGATGGCAATGGATCTCTGGTGCTCCGGGGCGATCTCTCGGCACAGAATGGGACACTGCAGACGCTGACGGTGACAACCACCTGCACCGTTCCGCGTGTCACAGACTGGGGATCGCAGCAGGCCGCATCGGCGGTCGATGTCCAGAACCGTTTCATCAATCGGGATGTGGGCGGCGCGAACCTGCCGGTCCTGAACATTCAGCTGGTCAACGCTCCGACCTCGGATAACAGCGCCGCATATTTTCAGTTTCTGACGACTTGGGGGGCGTTGATCGTCCCCACATCGGGCAATGTCGCCAACCAGATCCGCAGCTATGCCCAGCCCATCGGGGATTATGCGACCAATGGAAGCCTCAATAACGCTGTCAGTAATCTAAATAGCTCGATCGCGACAAAGCAGCCGGTCGGCACCTATGTCACGACGCAGACAGCAACGTCCGGATCCAGCGGGGATCTGAAGATCAACGCCGTTAATTTCAGCAACAGCGTCAATGCCCCGTATCTGAGCGGATACAAGCCTGACGGATCTCTGACCAGCTACGTTCTGGCCCAGCTCTCTGACCTGCCCATGGACCGATCTGAAAAGATTGTCCGGATGACCGTTGTAGGCGCCAAGTCCCTGACACGGATCAACTTCAGTTCCGGGTTCTCCGGGACGCCTCAGGTTATCGCTCAAAATCGCAACGGCAGCGACATGAACTGTCATGCATCTTCTGCGGATTCGGGTGGATTTACGCTCTGGATCAACGGCGGCGGTGCCACCGATATCGATGTTATTGCAGCGGGACCAAGATAAGATGACCACAGCATTAGATGCTATCAAATCCGCGTATCCGGATCGCTATTATGCGACCACGGACGGATCTGTCGTCACGGGCGTCCTGGACGTCTGGGGCGGTACCACAAACAACCTGCAGGCGCAGATCAACGTGCTGGCGTTACCCGCTGTCTCTGATCTGATTGTCCTGACAGAAGATCAGTTTGCAGACTCGGTCGGGGCTACGAACATTCCGGTGTCAGGGGGCGCTTTGGTCTATGCCAGCCGTTATGCCGCGCAGTTCGACCATACGGCCGTGCAACCTACGGGCGTGACGGGCTGGTACGATCTCTGGACTCTCGGCTCTCACAAGAATTTGCCGGGGCTCGATGACCTCCTGCTGCTGTCTGGTGCTGACTGGCAGGCTTTGGGCGGGGATTATGCCTACAAGGGCGACAAGGGCGTTCAGGATGGGAAGCTGGTGGATTACACCCCGCCGCCTGTTCCTGTGCCGCTGCCTGACCAGGCAAAATCCGAACAGGCCTGGATCCAGTACCAGGTCAACCTGGCCGCCGCGATGGGTGAAGCCTTTACGGATCCGATGAAGGCCTATGTGAAGGCGATCGCTGCCATCGCGGATGGCACGGACACGACCAGCACGGCATTGCCGGCGCGGCCTGATCCGATCATGGCCTGATCTCTGGCCACCACTTTCTGACGTTCTCTGACAGCTGCCTCTGGGCGGCTTTTTTTATGGAAAAACCATGCCTGACGTTGAAACTGTACCGCTGACCTCGATCCGTGTTCTTGAGGATCGCGTTCTCCAGCTGGAAACCATGCTGGCTGGTCTGGATGACAAACAGTCAGATCTGCGATCAGAAGTTCGCATGGAAATCACCTCGCTGCGGAATGAAATCAAGGCCTTGGCCAAGGCCATGGAAACCAGCAATTCGCAAATTAACGGCAAGTTGGATCGGCTGTTTGGTGCGCGGTCTGTTGTCACCGCTTTGATCACCTTGGGCACGTCCATTGCCGGGACCGGCTTGGTGCATCTCGTCGTCTCGGTTGGAAAGTAGCCCACCAATAAGACACTGAAAACGGCGGTTTTGGGCCGCTGTTCTGTTCGGTTGGACTAATTGTCGGCAACCGACCGGAAATTAGTCCAGCCGAACACTGGAAGGACACTCCATGAATGAAATGGCCGTCGTGCTGGCCACGACGCTTTTGAAAAGACCCGGTTTCGAAGGATTCCGGTCGAAGCCCTATATCTGCCCTGCCGGATACTGGACGATCGGTTACGGCAGCCGCTGGCTGAAGGACGGCAAGCCCGTCACGGCAAAAACGCCGCCCATCGGTGAGGCGGACGCTGCCAGCCTGCTGCTGCAATCTGTCACAGCTTTGGACATCGCTCTGTCCCGCCTGGTCAAGGTGCCGCTTTCGGACGTCCAGCGGGCCGCTCTTCTGTCCTGGCAGTACAACGTCGGAACGCCGGCCGTGGAAAGCTCCACGCTGCTGCGCAAGCTCAATGCCGGCTGTTACGTCGGTGCGGCCAATGAGCTGACGCGCTGGAACAAAGCGACCGTGAAAGGGCATCTGGTCGAACTGGCTGGCCTGACCATGCGCCGCGCCTTGGAACGGGACGTGTTCCTGGGTAAGCAGACGGTCATGGGGGTCGGCCGTGCAACTGTCTGACCTTCTCGGCTTCCTCCCGCCTCAAGTCCTGCTCTGGGGTGGCATTTTTCTTGTTCTGACGTCGATGCTGCTGAATGTCTGCGGCTTCCTGCGTTCCAGACTTGCCCCACCGGATCCCGGATCGATCTGGGTCAGGCCCTATCAGCTTCTGAGCTTTCTGGCCTTCGAGCAGAAATATGCCGCGGCCATGTACAAGATCGGGCTCACGGCCGTCATGACGACACGGGCTGAAGCGCCGCTTTTGAAAAAGGTAGGCACGGACAGTGGCGTGCCAATCCTGGACAGCAAGGGCAAGCCCAAAGCGCCTACCTGACTGAACCCGTCCGTCGGACCAGGTTCGATCATCCTCATTCCTCAGATCTCCGAAGGAGGCAGCAATCCTGCTGTCAGACCGTCGGATGCAACGCCGCCCATCGAGGTGGCTTTTTTTATGGAAGAAACAGTTATGGCTTTTAATTCTGTCACGGCTCTTCAGGGTCTCGTAAACCAGTCTCTGGGCAAGGCTGACACGCCTACGGTGCAGCAGGGCATCAGCGTCGGTGGCCTCGTGCTTCAGGGCGTTCTGGCCGCCTCGATGTCCAAGCTGGCCGAGCATGTCGATATTACGGCGTTCGATGCTGCTCTGACCAAGACGCTGGAAGGTGCGACAGACCTGGAGCGCGTCATCGCTGCTGGTCCCGTCACTCAGACACCAGCTCAGTGA